TGCTTCCTCTAAGATTCCTCCAAAAGCATCAATTAAGCCTTGAACACCGTCTTTTTCAAATGCTCCAGACAATTCATCGACCCAACCATTAACCATGGGAAGAACGGTACCGGAAAGCATAGTTGTTAAACCTTCAGCAAGTTGGCCCTTCAATGAAGCAACACCATCTTCGAGAGTTGCCATCTGCCCAGAAAAGGTTTTTGACTGAGCTTCCATTGACCCATAGAAACGCCCACCTTCCGATGTAGCTGAGGCAAACGCTTCTGCGACCATATCTGCAGATATTGCCCCTTTGGACATTTCATCCTTAAGTTCACCAATGGATTTTCCTGTCTTACGCGAGATCTCCTCTAGTGGGTTAAATCCTGCATTAATCATTTGCATCAAGTCCTGTCCGGTTAACTTACCAGTAGAGGACATTTGTGCAAATGCCAGTGTCAGGCTTTTGAACTTCTCGGCATCTCCCTGAGATATATCACCCAGCTGCTTCATGCGTTTTTGAGCTTCTTCTGCAGACATACCAAAGCTCATAAGGGTTTGAGCTGATTGGGCAAGATCCTGCATTCCAAATGGTGTAGCTGCTGCTTCTTTTTTCAGATCATTAACCAGCTTTTGAGCTTTAGCCTCATCACCAAGCATGGTGGTAAAGGAAGCTGTGTAGTTTTCCATTTGAGCGTTGTACTCAACGCCATCTTTCATAGCGCCTATAAAGGCTTTTCCAATTCCCGCAATGGCTGAGCCTAAAGCTTTTACCCCACCAATTATGGCTTCTGATAACAAATTTGCTTTAAGTACATCTCCAAAAACAGAGGTTTTCTTGCTAGCATCATCCATTTCATCGCCAACATCATCAACATTATCTGCAAGTTCATTGGCTGCATCAGCGGCATCTTCCATGTTATCAGCACTGTCATCTGTGGCGTCGGCATGGTCTCGTAGCGCTTTATGGTTATTTTCAAGTTCCCGCTCCATGCCATTAAGTTCAGCCAATGCTTTATTTAGTTGAATCTGCCAGTTTTGGGTTCTACGATCGTTTTCTCCAAAAGAAGTAGAGGCGTTATCTAGGGCAGCACGTAGTGTCTCTATTTTTTCTTTTTGTGCATCAATGGATTTTTCTAATACTTCATTTCTTGCAGTTAAGGCTTGGATGGATTTATCGTTTTTATTAAACTGGGAACTGACTAGAGCCATCTCACTACCTAATACTTTAAATGCTTGGTTAATGTCACGAAGTGCATTTTTGAATTCCTTTTCGCCTTCCACTCCGATTTTTAAACCAAAATTATCTGCCAAGATTACCGCCTCCTTTCTTTTGAAAGATCAAATACCATAAGGAATAATGTCATCGATGTAAATCTTCCGTTTTGGTTTGGACATTCCAAGAAACTGCTTATGGCACTCCCATAAATCCATAAGCAAGCCAATAGGTGTAAGCCATGTTTCCTCTTCGGTACGATTTAAATGAACTGTCCCGTAATATAAAAGCCGGGTAAAGAGTTCATTCTCGTTTACCCGGTTTAAACGTTTTTTGAGTCATCTTCAGATTCTACATTTCTCTTGGTTCCCTTAAACATTGCTTCTGTCAAAGCATTCTTATAAGTAGCTAGTTCCAAAGGAGATGTGAGAAGTTCAACTTCTTCTTGAGTAAGCAGCGGCTTTTTGTTATCTGGATTTCGAAGGTTGTGAATGAGTAGGCTCTGATTGGCCATTAAAGTTATCAGCCAGACTATTTCATCCAGTGCCATTTCGAAGTTCTCAGACTTCAGTAATTTCTCACCCAAATTTTCAAGACCGCCATATCTCCCAGCAATTTCTTTTGTGGCTTTAGTGGTAAGAATAAGCTCATACTCCTGCCCGCCAATATTGATCTTTGCACTTCTTTCGTTATCCATTCCAATCCCCCCTTATTCTCCACTTCCGCCAGAAGCAGCAAATGTAGGCTCATACACTTCGCTATACCAACCATTAATAATTGCCTGGGTTACGCCCTCATCACCCTCGTTTACTTCTGCTTTCCATGGATGCTTACCCTGACCATCCAGCTTATTTCTACGAAGTACTGTTCCTTCAATGGTCGGAGTTGAGAAAGTAATACTATCACCTTTGGTCGCCAAGTTTGTTGCAGGAATTCCAAACTTCACACGATACAGCCAAAAGTATCGGTATTTACCGTTTGCCTTTTGTGCTCTAAAGCCAATTGCAACAGGAGCCCCGCCATCCTCACTGGTTGAAATGAGTACATGGTTGTCATCAATGGTTGCTCCTGTTAAATCTCCTGCAGCTGTTACCCCTATATCATCAATACCGAGAGTAAGGGTACCACTTTTAAATTCTTTGACAATTTCAGCGGCACCATCATCGGCATAAAGAGTGGCCTCAGCAAGCTCAACGGAAAGTTCTGCACTGATTGCTTTTGCTAGCGGCATCGGTGTATCATAGGTTTCATCACCGTTGTCATCTTCGGTGATTTTTGCATAATAAAGTCTATCCAGACCGATTGTAGCCATGTTTTATTCCTCCTTTTCCAATTGAAATTCATATGGTTTAGCCACATCTATGGCATAATGGTGATAATCGGTATCATCCTCATGTCCGATGTATCGACGATCCGTTATCGTAAAATCCGCACCTAGAAGAGTGCGGACAATGGCATTTTTTATAGCTGTATAACTGCCTTTCACAAATAAGGAAAGTCTGGCTTCCTGTACTTCATATCCCGGTGTGTTATCTGCATGAACCTCAAACAAATCAATAAGAGGTGTAATCACAAGATAAGTATCAGGAGGAACACCAGAAAATCTTCCTGTTTCTACCGGGATACCGCACAAATCTGCTATGAGATTAAGTTCATTTAATATACTCATAAGTTTTCGACCTCCTGCTCAAACCTCTTCTTCATAGCGTCAATACATGCTTTTCTTGAAGCCCTTCTTGCAGGCTTTAAAAATGGTTTTGGAGGCTGACCCGATTTTCCGTATTCGATGATATTGGCAATCTTAGCGTTACTTTCGCCGCTTCTTCGTGGCTCCTTAAAACCTATCTTCACGTTGAAATTGCCATTTCGGTCCACTTTAGCAGGAGAGAGACCCAACGAACTAATAAGCTCACCTGTAGACCGACTTTTTTCTTTTGTTCCGCTACCAACTACAGCTTGCAAATTAGATCTAACCTTTTCCAAAACGATTTCCCCGCCTGACTCAAGTACCTTTGGGATGATTTCATCCGTCTTATCGCCAAGCTTTGAAAGCTTTAAAAGAAAATCCTCAGGTATTTTTACTTGTACCTTAGCCACTTGACCCCACCACCTTTTTTGCCAAGGCTTCAATATACATGCCTCGACCTTTTACATCTTCAACATTTGTAATCTCATAGCGGCCATCATTACACACAATCACCATATTGGTAGATACCTCAACATCAGGTATCCTACGAAAACGAAACAGCGCAGTTGCTTCAGAAAATGCCGCTCGGTTAGTCCACTTTTCATTTCCATGACGATCTTCCTTATAAGCACGAACGGAAGCGAGGATGGTGTCCTTAGATTTACCAAAGCCTTCACTGTCTTTCGTTCTTTCAACAGAAATGAGATCGATAAAGGTATTCATTTTTCCAAAACTCATACTCTACACCTTCCAATCCCGGTCAAGCCTGAGCAGTAAATTTACAGTGTTCCAAACCTGCTGGCCAGCCTGCACGTTATCAGCAAAAAAGCCGCCAGTGCTACCATCCCTACTTTCATAGAAGTGAGATGACAGCATAATGACGGCCTGCTCGGTAGTTGGCGGCATTGTGTTCTCATTATAATGACCTTCCGGTACATGCTGGTAACTCTCGGCATATGCGATAGCGGTGGTGATGTACATCTGAAGAAGTTCATCATCGCGATCGTGCTCAAGAATTAGATTTGCTTTAACTTTTTCTAAAAGTGTCATCACCATCACTATCCTTTCTAAGGTGTATCTCCATTCATGATTCCTGCAGTTTTCAGCTTACTGAGCAAGGCATTAAAGTCCGTCACTAGAGCTTCTACAGTATCCGCAGTGCTTGCCGGTTGATTTTCAAGAACAGGGAGCCCAGTTACTTTGGCTCCCTCTTCAATGACAAGTTCTCCACCAATAACGGTTTTTTCTCCACCTTGTTCGGTGTAGTTCTTTGCGTTATAGCTCATCATTTGCACCTCCCATTAAGCTTTCTGCTGAAGAACTTTGATGGCTTCAGGTAAAATGAGCTTTCCATCTACACGCTGGCTCGCAAGGAAACCAACCTGCCCAGTAGTTGCAAAAAGCTCGTTTAAACGTTTGAAAGAACGCCCCTGTCTGTCAGCAATCCAATAGTATCCGAAATCACCGAAGGCAATCGTCTTTGCTCCAGCTTCAATAATAGGAGCATAAGCAGAAGTGTAAACCGGACGATTCAGCAACGTATCTGGAGTACCTGCTGTTAAAGAAGGCTGCCACAGATATTGACCTTGACCGTCTTTCAGTTTACGGATTGCTTTTACTGTTGCATCATTCATCAGGAATACTGCGTTCTTTCTGTAAGGAGCCTTCAGGGAATAAACAAGATCGATAATCTCATCTGCAGTAATGGCAGTTGCAGACCCGGCTGTCACTCCAAGCTGTGCACCACCAGTAGCGTTGAAAATTCCTGTAGGTTTTCCATCTCCGTCTCCAACTAAAAAAGCTTCTTCTTCCTTAGCACCGATTCTACGGGCAAATTCAGTGGAGATATAATTCTCCAGATCAAATACACTGTCATTGAGAAGTTCATCAGAAACTTTAATCATTGTACCCAGCTTATAGGCACCGATAGATGTCTGGCCAAATACAGAATCACTCTCATCAAACTCCTCACCTTCATCAAGCCAAGCCGCTGTACCCTTTGTCACCACAACCGGGATTTTACGATCACCGCTTGAAGTCTGAATAATTTTTGCCAGTTTACGGAATACATTCTCTTCCTCAAGGGTTTGAACTAGGGTACGCTCAAATTCATCAGGAACAAGATATCCTCCCTCTGAATCAGTGCCTACAGACAAAGCATTTAGCACATCATGGCGAGGAGTTTTGCTACGCATTACGTTCCAGAATGCCTTTCTGTACTCATCACTGGCTCTTCCGGTCTTTGTATCCATCCCCGGAATAGCTGGTTTTTCGGTAAGAGGTGTGTTTACAGGCTTATTAAGCTCTGCTTCAAGAGCTTCTTGGCGCTCCAGCCTTGCGATTTCCTTACCCAAATTAATAATATCTGCTTCCATTTTGTCGTAGGTTGCGGCATCCTCTGCGGACACAAGTCCATCACTACCACGCTTTGAATCAAGAAATGCCTTTGCTGCTTCCCATGCTTTTGCGCGCTTTTCACGCAGTTCAAGAATTTTACTCATTTTCATTTCCTCCTAATATTTCAATAAATTAAGCCGCTCATAAAGCGACTTGACTGACTGTTTTACAACTGGTTTTTGAAGCTTATTCATTAGTGAATTGGTCACTGCTCTTCTGCTAAAGACAAAGCTATCTTGTAGTGCACTCTCTCCTGGTTTGAACATAATGTTATCTGCAAAACCAAGCTCGACTGCCTTATTGGCATTTAGCCAAGTTTCAGCATCCATCAGGTGAGATAACCTTGTTCTAGACAAACCGGTTTTAAGTTCATAAGCATTGATGATGCTTTCCTTAACTTCATCCAGCATCTGCATTGCCTTTTGCATCTCCTCGCTATCGCCAATGGCTATGGTGAAAGGATTATGGATCATCATCAGTGATGTTGGAGACATTAAAACTTCCGTACCTGCCATGGCAATGACTGAGGCGGCTGATGCTGCAATGCCATCAATCTTTATGGTGACATTGCCTTTATAATCCATCAGCATGTTATAAATCTGTGATGCTGCGATACAATCACCACCAGGTGAATTAATCCAAACTACTATGTCACCCTCGCCACTCATTAACTCTGCTTTAAAAGCAGCAGGGGTAATATCATCATCAAACCAACTCTCCTCAGCAATTGCACCGTTTAGATAGAGGGTCCGTGACTGTGTATCTTCATCACGCACCCAATTCCAAAATTTCTTCATTCATTTTTTCCCTCCATTCCTTCTTTATTTGCGAATATGCCTGCGTCCGCAAGCTTGGTCATATTGCCATTGATTAGATATAAGTCCCCGCCAAGCTCAGGTGGGATTCGATCAAGGTTTTCTAGCTCCCTAATATCATTGGCACTCATCCAACCATTCTGTCTCGCAGTTGCATACCCGTTCATTCGAGAGACATAATCACCTCGAAGCAGTCCATCCACATTAAACTTGGCAAAATAGAGCTTCTTTTCATCTGGTCTTAAAAGTGATCGGCTGATGGCCTGTTCCCAACGAATCACCCAGGGGTCCAAAGTGTATTTCACAAACTCCAGTGACTGTTGCTCAATATTAGAAAAGCTCGATTTTTCCAAGTCCCCAACCATATGTGGAGGCACGCGGAAAATCCGAGCGATTTCATTAATCTGAAACTTTCTTGTCTCTAAAAACTGAGCTTGTTCTGGTGAGATACCAATAGGCTGATACTTCATCCCTTCCTCAAGCACTGCCACACGATGGGAGTTGCTGCTTCCTTGATAGGCGGCATTCCAGCTATCTCGCACCTTTTGTGGGTCTTTAATCGTTCCAGGATGCTCAAGTACACCTCCCGGAGCTGCTCCATTTGCGAAAAACTTAGCTCCATATTCCTCACAGGCTATGGCCATACCAATGGCATTCTTAGCCATTGCAATCGGAGAATACCCTACTAGTCCATCAAATCCTAAGCCAGGAATATGAAGCACTTCGCTTGGCCTTAGTGTGACCGTCATTCCATTCATCGTAGGTGCTTCATCGGAATATCTGGTATAGGTGTAATAAAGAGCACCACTGGAATCGCGGTCCACCGACATTCGATTTGGCATTAACGGATACAGTGCTATGACTTCACCTTTTCCATTTCGAATAATCTGTGCATAGGCATTGCCCCATAATAAAAGATGAGTCATCAACGTCTCTCGAAAAACGAAGGAACTCATCTCTGGGTTAGGTTCATCATGTAATAAAAAATACAGCGGATGAGAAAGAGCCTTTTCCTTACCACCGCTTGCAGTGTATTTATATAGGTGTAGGGGGAGCCCTGCCACAGCCTCTGCAAGTATTCTTACGCATGAATAGACCGCTGTCATTTGCATTGCTGTATGTTCGTTTACAGGCTTACCGCTGGTTGTTCCACCAAAAAAGAAGCTGTAATTGCTTCCTGTGGTTCGATTTTGCGGCTTATCACGCGCTTTGAAAATATTAGAAAACAATCCCATCTGCATCACTCTCCTTTGCTACAAAATAAGAAGCCCTCGACCGTCATAAACAGAGTTACCTGTTCCACCTTTGCGGATTGCTCGGTCAAGAGCCATAATGGTAGCGACTGCTCCATCTATTCTTTCAGTTGATTTTTCTTTATCCGGCTTGATATTTCCAGCAGGATCAGTACGAATAAAGATGTTATCCATCATCCATCGAAGCACCGGATGACCACCATGCGCCAGTTTCTCTTCCAAGGTAAGCTTCATAAGCTCCTTCGTTGGCGGACTCATATCTTTAAAACCTTGACCGAAAGGAACTACTGTAAACCCAAGGTTCTCTAAGTTTTGTGTCATCTGTACAGCTCCCCACCGGTCAAAAGCAATTTCTCGAATGTTGTACTTTAAGCCCAGCTCTTCGATAAAGTTTTCGATGTAACCATAATGCACCACGTTTCCTTCAGTGGTGTGTAAGAACCCCTGCTTCTCCCATACGTCATAGGGAACATGATCACGCTTTACCCTTTGGTCCATGTTATCTTCTGGAATCCAGAAAAAAGGGAGGATGATATATTTATCTCCCTCATACTCAGGAGGGAATACAAGAACAAATGCTGTTATATCGGTTGTAGAGGATAAGTCCAAACCACCATAACACACACGCCCTGTAAGACTTTCTGGGTTTACAGTAAAAGCACATTTATCCCACTTTTCCATAGGCATCCAGCGCACCGACTGTTTAACCCATTGATTCAAACGAAGCTGCCTGAATAGGTTCTCTTCGGCTGGATTTTGTTTTGCGCTTTCACAAGCAATATGAATTTTTTCTATATCAACGGTAATGCCCATTGAGGGGTTGGCTTTCGCCCACACCTCTGGATCGGTCCAGTCATCATTTTCATCTGCACCATAAATAACTGGATAAAATGTTGGATCAACCTTTCGTCCTTCTAGAATATCTTTAGCCTTTTGATGCACCTCGTAGCAAATAGAGTGAGTATCATTTCCGGCAGTCGTAATTAAAAAATACAGCGGTTGCTTTCTTGCATCACCTGAGCCATGGGTCATGACATCAAAAAGCTGTCTATTGGGTTGCGCATGAAGTTCATCAAATACAACACCATGCACATTTAGTCCATGCTTGGTATACGCTTCTGCAGACAAAACTTGATAGAAACTACCTAGCGGTTTATAAACAAGTCGTTTTTGCGATAGTACCGGTTTAATTCTTGCTTTCAGAGCTGGACATTGTTCTACCATATCCACTGCTACATCAAAAACAATGGAAGCTTGCTGTCTGTCAGATGCACATCCGTATACTTCACCGCCATGCTCAAAATCACCACAGGTAAGCAGTAACGCAACCGCTGCTGCTAGCTCAGATTTACCTTGCTTTTTAGCGATTTCGATATATGCCGTATTAAATTGACGGTAACCATTAGGCTTTATAATCCCAAACACATCGCGGATAATCTGTTCCTGCCAGTCAATAAGTTCAAATGGCTGCCCATACCATTCTCCCTTCGTATGTTTTAAGCAATTAATAAAAGACACCGCAATGTCTGCAGCGTCCTTATCATATACCGAACCATCTGCCTTAAAGATGGTCGGCTTATATTTTTTTAGTTTACGTATGGCCGCCACCTCCTTATGGCTACGAAAAAAGGAACCCCGCAGAGTTCCTTCAAAATTTGTTTAAGTTATTCTGTTTTTTCTTCCCCCGTCAAAATGAAATGGACATATTCTCCTTTGTTCCTTTCAAGGTAATCTACTAGCTCCATATAACCTGCTCTTAAAGCAATACTAGTCACAACCGGAAGATCAAACATATTCGTTTCACCTGTTTCTCGAATGGCAAATATTTGTTTCATAATTATCTCATTCATTGGCTACCTCCTCTGATTCTACTGAATCGGTTGTGGCTTTACGCAGGATTTCCACATCGAAGCCTGCACTCTTATAGCCTTCTAAAATTGTACTGTAATAATAACAACTCGGCTGTCCAAGCGGTCTACCATCATTCATGATGTAGACCATTGCCTTGACGGTTTTGCCTCCCAACTTCACTTTTATTGTTTCCTTGCGATAAAGGAACGGCCATCCCTCGTAACGGTCAAGTGCCGCTTCATCGGTCGGTGTAATCTCCCAAACTAAAACTGGTACGTTGCCACCCTCAAAAGGCTCGATTGTCGCCACAGCGCCCGCGTGTGCCCCTCTAAATAATAGGCGGTGGTCATTGATTTGACTTGCTCCTACCACCTTCGCTGTGGGGCATCTGTCGGCCATTTGCTTTAGATTAAGGTTGGAGCCATAGGCAAGATATAATTTATTCTTCATTGTAATCCTCCTTCTTAGCTTTGTGGATTAGGGGCAGCTCAGGCCGCCCGAAACCGCCATGCAGCTGAACCCGAAAGTGCTGCTGTCAAATGTTCTCTGCAGTTTGCAAATTCATCCCCAATGAAACCAATCCGGTTTAGGTAGGTTCTCATAGCAAACTTCTCGTTTTCCACCTGCGGTTTCTTTGCTGATGCACACTTTTGTGTTAAGGCTTGGTGGTTGATGGCAAGTGCTAGAACAATGTAGCTTCTTATCTTTCCTGCATGAAGTTCGCTATTAAATCCTCTAAGTTCAACTGTATGGTTTCCGGTAAAAAAGCTGTGAAGGTTGAGGAAATGGTAGCGGCTGTTGTGGTAATGAGTACTTCTACTCTCGCTGTAACCTTCGTACCAAATGTCCTCAATTTGTCTCATGGTTTTAGGCTTTTTACGGTTCATCTTCTCAACCAAAATGCTGTCCATCTTTTTGCAGTAATTCATTCTCTGCGGTGCAATCTGAAGTGCTTTATAAAATAAGTCGTTTTTGCTTGCAATGATATTTACAAAGTTTCGAATGCTTCGTGGGGTATGTTCAGCACCGTCTAGATGAATGTGAATTCCGCAAGATGTATTTGTAAAGGCTCCAGCTTTGCGAAGCTTTCTTACTAGTTCCTGCAAAGTTTCAATGTCCTCCCGGTAGGTTAGGATTGGGCTAACCAGCTCAACACTATAATCTCTACCTGCAGCTACTTTTCTTCTACCTTCTTTTCTTTGGCAATTGATGCTCCCATCGTACATAAACTTCCACACTCGACCATCTGGAGTTTTTACCTTCTTGGTGTCGTAGTATGTCCCGCCTTCACTGTAAATGCCTTGCAAATACTCTGCAGCGACTTTGGCTGCTCTTTCCCTTGTAATCCCTGTAAATTCAATCTCAATCCCGAATTTTGCACTTAACATCGTGTCTCGCTCCTTTTAAAGTGTGTTTGTCCTTTCGGCATGTACATATATCACTCTAAAAGGCTTATATAGCAAGACAATTCTGCAATATAAATCTACATATTTACTGCCATATTGGGCTTAAAATGTGTATTTTTATTCTTCGATTTTCTTGCATAAATCCTCTCCAAAAACCACTCCAAGGGAACTGCCTGAATCCCAACTGAC